GGACACCAATCCAAACGGAAGTGGCCCGCTTGATGTAAACAGTGCAGCCAATGCGATTCTCGGAATGATGGCCGATGAAGGTGAAGAACCGACTCAGCAGCCGCAGGAAGAAACGCAAGAGGTGCAACAAGAGCAAGTCGAGGAAACACCGCGCTACCGGGTGAAAGCCGCAGGTGAGGAACGCGAAGTTACCATCGATGAACTCATTAAGTCGTATCAATTAGGCACTGACTACACTCAAAAGACCCAGGCGCTCGCAGAACAGCGTAAGGCTGTTGAGGCTGAAAAAGCCGCTGTCGAGCAGGCTAAACAACTTCGGGATCAGTATGCTCAACGCCTGGAACTTATTCAAAGAGTTCTAGCTGAGCAGAACAAACCGGAAAACATTGAAGCTCTGAAAGAAACCGATCCGATTGGCTATGCAGTAAAGATGGCCGAGCAGATGCAGCGGAAAGAGCAGTTGGCAGCGGTACAGGCTGAACAGAAACGCCTCGCACATATGCGACAAGCGGAGCAGCAGCAAGCATTGCAAGCTCATCTAGCTCAAGAAGCGCAGAAGCTAAGTCAGTTTATCCCTGAGTTCTCGCAACCTGAAAAGGCCGATCAAGTCAGGGCAGACATTCGCAACTATGCCAAGCAGATAGGTTTTACCGATCAGGAGCTTGCAAACGTATATGACAGCCGTGCGGTTTTGGCGTTATGGAAGGCAGCGCAGTACGACAAACTTGTGAGCCAAGGGCCGAAGAAAGTAACTCAGGCGCCTCCAGTTCTCAAGTCCGGCGCTGCAAAAACTGCCCAACCAGAAACCGAATCGTATAAGGCTGAACGCAACCGACTGCGGAAGTCTGGCAAAGCCAGAGATGCCGCAAGCCTTTTTGAAAAATTCTTGTGAGATAAATCATGCCCACCTTTACCGCCCATACGGCCATTGGCCAGCGTGAGGATCTGATCGACGTCATTTATGACATCAGCCCCACCGAAACCCCGATTCTCTCAACCCTTGCTCGCACCAAAGCAACCGCCGTGTTTCACGAGTGGCAGAGTGATAGCCTTGCTGCTGCTACCAGTGCAAACGCTGCTGTTGAAGGTGCAGACGCTGTTTCTGCGACCATTAGCCCGACCACCCGTCTAGGCAACTACTGCCAGATCGTGCAGAAGACGATTCAGGTCTCCGGCACCCTGGAAGCGGTAAACAAGGCTGGTCGTAAGTCGGAGAAGGCTTATCAGCTTTCTAAGGCTGCCAGCGAGCTTAAGCGCGACATGGAAACCATCCTTGCTGCCAATCAGGGCCGTGATGCTGGTTCATCGACCTCTGCTCGTAAGCTGGGTGCGCTGCTGTCCTGGATCAAAACGAATACGTCTAAAGGTACGTCTGGCACTGACCCCACGACGATTGGTGTATCGACCCGTTCGGATGGTGCTACTCGCACTTTCACCGAGCAGTTGCTGAAAGACGAAATCGCTTCTGCGTTTGATTCTGGCGGCAATCCCACGATGTTGATCGTTAATAGCGGTCTGAAGCAGAAGGTCAGCACGTTTGCCGGTATCGCTGCTCAGCGTTATATGGCGCCTGGTGATGGCCCCACGACCATCATTGGGGCGGCTGATGTCTATATGAGCGACTTCGGCCAACTTTCTACCGTACCTGACAGGTTCCTGCGTACTCGTGACGCATTCCTGATTGACCCTGAGTATGCGGCTGTTGCGTACCTGCGTCCGTTCCAGACTAATGATCTGGCTATGACGGGCGACAGCGAGAAGACTCAGATTCTTGCTGAGTTCACCCTCGAAATGCGTAATGAAGCCGCGCATGCTCTGGTGGCTGACCTAAACCCGGCGCTGTAAGCTAGGAAGGGGAGGGGGCAACCTCTCCCCTGTTTACATGAAACTATTCTCAGTTGAAGATGGCCGTTATACAGTCGCACATGAGACTGATAGCGGGGTGATTTTAGAAACAAGGCAGGATGTTTCTCAAATCATCGAAGCAAACAAGCGGCAATACAATGACTCAGATGGTAAGTTTGATGATGTTATTACCCATGTCGCACGTTTGCCTCTGACCGTTGTTGATGACTTAAACCGCAAAGGCATCATGCGTGGGTTTAAAGTAATCGATCAAACACGATTCAAAGCCTTTCTGAACCATCCTGATAACCGTTTTTTTAGAACGCATCCGGGGAAAATTTGAAAGTAGCAATCTGTGTCCCATGCCGGGATGAAGTAATGGCCGGGTTTTGCTTTGATCTTGCAAGACTTATCGGATATGAGACTCGTCGCGGTGTTAATGAGATACAGTTGTTGCAGATGCCCGGGACGTTGATTTTTACCCAGCGAGAAAAGCTGGCACAAGAAGCATTAGAGTGGGGTGCAGATCAACTGCTGTGGATTGACTCCGATCAGCGGTTCCCGTCTAACACGTTAGAAGTATTGCAGGCCCGAAACTGTCCGATTGTTGGGGTGAATGCTACAACTCGAAGAGAGCCAATCCTGCCGACTGCGCTGAACCTTAAGATAGAAAAGCAGATGCTCAACGGTAATCCGACGGGTGAAGCGTTACAGGTGTGGCATAAGGTTGAAAGCAGAGGGAAAAAAGGCGTCGAACAAGTGACAGCGGTAGGGTTTGCGTGTACACTTGTAAATAGAGAAGTCTTTGAAAAGATACCTCGCCCGTGGTTTGATGTTATTTGGACTGACCACGGTAATGTGATTGGGGAAGACGTTACTTTCTGTGTCAGGTGCATGGAAAATGACATTCCCGTCTGGGTTGACCACGAACTGTCCATGCACATCGGGCATATTGGAGTCAAAACCTACGGCTGGGATGACGTAAAACATGGCTCTGACTACATACAGCGACCTAAAGACCAGCGTCGCAAACTATCTCGCAAGAAGTGACCTCACAAGTCAGATTCCTGACTTTATCCAGTTTGCTGAGATTCGACTGCGCCGTGAGCTACGCATCCGGCAAATGCTCTCGTCTGCCACGCTAACAACGACTGGCGGCACTGAGACGGTCAATCTACCGTCTGACTTTCTTGAGCTTAAAAACATCTACGTTGATGGCGACCCTACCTGGACGCTGACCTATCTCACGCCTTCCACTCTTGTTCGCAATGGCAGGACGTATGAGGCTGGCAAACCGTCGTACTACACGATTCTTGCGAGCCAGGTGAAGTTCGGGCCTACCCCTGACACAACGTACTCTGTACCGCTTTTGTACTACGCTGCGCCTGCGTTTTTAAGCGACAGCAACACATCGAACGTCTTTCTTGCTAACTGCCCTGACCTTCTGTTGTATGGAAGTCTTGCAGAGGCTGAGCCGTATCTGATGAACGATGCTCGTCTTGCGACTTGGCAAGCCATGTACGACCGTGGTCTGTTGGGTCTGCGCGAATCGGATGATCGTGGTGAGTTCAGTGCTTCACCTCTCATTATGTCGGTGACTGCGCGATGAAAGTCTTGTTCCAACAGTGGGCACCAGACCAAGCAGGTCTGGGGGCGAACCTGACAGAAGCCAAGAATGTCATTCCGACTGGTATTGGTTTTGCGCCGTTCCCTCTTGCAGGCGATTTGTCTACAGCCGCGAGCGAGGATCTATTGTTGTCTGTGCCGCCTAAATTTGGTGGGGTTCAATACCTATTTGCTGCTGGCACGACAAAGCTATTCAAGTTCGACGTTAACGATGCCAGTCTTGATGACGTATCAAAAGTTGGCGGATATACGCTGAGTGATTATTGGGACTATGCTCAGTTTGGTGGAGTCATCATCTTTGCTAATGGCAAAGAGAAGCTTCAAGCCTACACGTTAGGATCGTCTACCAACTTTGCAGACCTTGCTGTAGCCGCGCCTGCTGCCAAGTATGTGACTGTCGTTCGTGATTTTGTTGTAGCGGCTAACACCACAGCGGAACCGTCTAAAATCTTTTGGTCTGACATCAACGATGAGACTAACTGGACGCCTGGCACTGGTTCTCAAAGTGATTCACAGGTGATTCCTGACGGTGGCGACATTAAAGGCATCACTGGTGGTGAGTTCGGTATTGTGTTGTTGGAGAAGTCGATTTACCGGATGACGTACATTGGTGCGCCTCTGTACTTCCAGTTCGACAACATTACTCGGCAGCTTGGTTGTCTATCGTCTGGTTCTGTCGTTCAGTCTGGTGGCTTCACGTACTTTCTATCTGATGACGGGTTCTATGTGTGCGATGGGCAGACGGTAAAACCCATCGGGAATGAGCGTGTAGACAGATGGTTTGATGAGAACATCAACCCGTCTCTGTTGCAGAACATTTCGTCAGCAATCGATCCGATTAACAAAATTGTTATCTGGTCGTTCACGAATACGTTTGCCAACACGTACATGTTGTTTTACAACTGGGCGGTTGATAAGTGGTCGTATGCTGAAACTGATGTTGATTACGTCTCGACTCTTGCGACCCAGCCAACCACGCTTGAGAACCTCGATAACTACTCAGCTTCTCTAGACGCTCTCCCAGCGTCTCTTGACTCGCGTTTGTGGGCAGGTGGTCAGATCGTTCTCGGTGGCGTCAGAGGCGCAAAGGTTGTGACCTTCTCCGGCCTTAATTCTGACGCCGTGTTAACGACTGGCGACATTGAGACAGAAGGCGCTAATACGCTTCTGAAACTTGCTAGACCTCTTGTTGACAACGGGTCGGCAACGGTGTCTGTTGCTTCCAGACAGCGGCTTGATGGCAATCTGAACTTTTCTACCGCTGTAGCAGCGTCGACTGAGAACAGGGTGCCTCTCAGGTCTAATGGCCGGTTTCATCGTATCTCATTGGTTCCTACAGGCAACTGGACTCGTGCGGTTGGTGTTGAGATTGATGTTGGCGCGACAGGTGGCCGGTAATGTTTCGCAGACTACCTCAGCAGGGTGGTACACCTCGTGACGTTGCAGAGATCGTTAATCGGACTCTTGACGGTAAGCTCAACTCTGTAGGGACTATTACGCTTGCTACGGGTGGTGCTACTACAACCACTCTGTATGACCCCAGAATCAGCGGGGACAGCATTATTCTGTTTGTGGCTGCCTCTGCTGCTGCCAACACGGATAACGTGCCTTACGGGGCATTTCAAGACACAACAGACCAGTCTGCTGCGAGTACGACTGCGGCATATGCAATTACGCTGAACACAACTGACTTCAGTAACGGTGTCAGCATTGTCAGCAACTCTCGGATCACGTTTGCAACGGGTGGTATCTATAACATTCAGTTCTCGATTCAGTTTGCTAACGATGACTCGCAGATTCAGGATGTTGATGTGTGGTTCAGAAAGAACGGTACTGATATTGCTGGGTCTAACTCAAAGTTCTCGGTTCCTAATAAGCATGGTTCTGTTAAAGGCCACTTGATTGCAGCGTTGAACTTTTACAACCAAGTTAATGCTGGCGACTACGTTGAAATAATGTGGTCGACTACTAACACTGCTGTAATTCTTGAACAGATCCCTACCCAGACAAGCCCAACTCGCCCATCGACTCCTAGTGTCATTGTCACTGCTAACAAGGTAGACGAGTCATCAACGTCTGACGTGTACGCATCGAACCAGATACAAGGTCAATGCACTGTCAACCATTTTGCTAACTCAACTGCGGATAAGACCTACAAATATGTTGTCCTTGGCTAAAACATACGTACAACCTGAGCAACTTGCTTCTGTGTGGGAGTGGGTGCGCCCTAAGCTCGTTGAGATCTCTCAAGTATCTCCTGAGCCGTGGTTGCCTGAAGATGTTTATACAGAGTGCAAAGAGCGCCGTGCAGCGTTGTGGCTGGCTGTTGAAGAAGGCAAGCCTGTAGCGTTTGCTGTCATGCAGCCAGAGCGGACTGGGATGCACCTGTGGGCTGGCTGGGCAGAGTGGAATCTGGATGGTGCTATGGAACTTGCCAAGCAGATTGCAAAAGAGTCCGGTGCGAAGAAACTAACCTTTTCATCATTACGTCCTGGCTGGGAGCAGGTAGCTCCAGAGCAGGGTTTCAAGCCCGTCAAGTGGGCAGCAGAGGTGTGACATGAGTGGCCCATCTTCATCTACCGTTACTTCAGCGCCTGGTGCGACTGTTCAGCCGTATATTCAACAAGGGTTGCAGGCTGCACAACAGTTGTATCAACAAGGCCCGATTCAGCCTTATGCTGGACAACGATATGTTTCACCATCCGAGGCTACTCAACAGGCTTTGCAGATGGCGCAGACTCGTGCAATGACTGGATCTCCGTTGTCACAGGCTGCGTTGCAACAACAGCAGAATGTTGTCGGTGGGCAATATCTCGGAATGAATCCGTTCTTTCAAGGCGCATTCGCCGCTGCTAAAACACCGATTGAAGAAGCATTCCAGAATCAGATTGCCAACATCACCTCTCAAGCCTCGCGTGCTGGCCGGTATGGATCTAGTGCGGCGCAACAACTGCAAGAGCGTGCCGCGACTGGGTTGGCAAGAGAGTTGTCAAATATCGGTGGAACGCTTGCGTTTAGAGGTTACGAGTCTGAGCGTGGACGTCAAGAAGCGGCTGCACAAATGGCACCGACTCTTGCACAGACAGAGTACCAAGACATCAACAAGTTACTGGCTGTCGGGCAGGGTCGTGAAGCTTATGAACAAGCCAGAATCGCGTCTGAGATGCAGAAGTATGGCGAAGAGCAGATGGCGCCCTATGCTGCGCTACAGAGCTTTCTAGGGTCTGTATACGGTGCTCCTGCTGGTCAGACCGTATCTACTCAATACACATCAGACCCAACCTTGCAGTCTCTCGGTGCTGCATTAGCCGGTGGTGCGGTTCTAGGGTCTGATGGAAGTCTAAACATCCCTGCTGCTGTTGCGTCTGGTCTTTTGACGTATCTCGGTCTTAAGAAGTAGGTGACATCATGGCCGTAAGAACTGGTAATGATTGGGCAACGTGGTCGTATCAAGATTTAATTGATACGCTTGGGACTGGTTTGGGTACTGTTTATGCGGCTGTGTATGGAAAACTGCCAGGACAAACGGAGCCAGTTCAAACATTCTCAGCAAGCCCAGAAATCAGGACGGAAGCCCCAGTCGGGCAAATGCCGTCAAACGCGTATCAACAAGTCCAAGAGGCGATGGCACCAAACATTGCCGCTGTAAAAGAGTACATGAAGACAGAAGATTATCGTCTTCAGAATATGAGCGTTGCAGATGCAAAAGAAAACATCCGGCAAGAAATTGCTAATCAACAAAAATCACTAGCAGGTCAAGGTGTAAATTGGAACTCTGGCATTTCTGTTGATGACACTATTGACTACATGGCCGGTCAGCTTGCAAAGGCAGGCGTAAAAACTATTTACGACTTAGAGGTTCGCAAGGTTCCGGGGCCGGATCAAGTTATCGGCGGTGGCGGCGAAAGTGGCGAACAGATTTATGGCCCAGGCCCAGAGCAAAATGCGCTTATAAACAAGCGTACAGGGCAAGCGATACCGCCTGAATATGCTTTTGCACAAATGGGCGACACTGGTGGAACTTGGGGTGGTACATTTGCTGGGGAAGGCTCTACTAGGTTTAACGTCAACTTTGTAGATGGTGTTCCTGTTTTCACAGCCCAACAGCAGGCTACTGTCAAAAGCGGTTTAGAAAAACTTGCTGGGATTGCCGCACCGATTGCGCTAGGGTTTGCTCTTGGGCCTGCTGGTCTTGGGTTGTCTAGCACTGCCGCTGGGGCGTTAGCTGGTGGGGTTGGCGGTCTATTAAAAAGCGGAGATATCGAAGACGCTCTTAAGGGTGCCGCGTTGGGCGGTGCTCTTGCGTACGGCAAAGAGGCGCTATTTGGTGCTGGAACCGCTGCAAGCGACCTTGCACAAATTGAAGCCTCAATGGGTACGCCTAGCCTTCTAGGTTCTTCAAATATATTAGATGCTGTCAATCAAGCTGCAACATATGCACCGGAAGTGCTGTCTAAGACGTTGCCAGTTACACCTCCTGTTGTAGAAACAATTTCAGGTACTTTATCAAGAGATGCTTTCTCAATGTTGAACCCAACAGAGAGAGGAAAATATCTACTTGATATGGCTACTAAGAGAATCCCTACAGATTTGTCATTTGATTTTAATATGGATGGGAAAATAACTCCATCTGATGCACTATTAGCTGCGAAAGGGACTGCACTACCATCTTTAAGTACAAATATACCAAGTGTTGTTAATCAAGCTGCAACCGTTGCGCCGGATGTTTTGCCGAACATTTCTCCAGAAGCAGTAGCAAACCTAGGTGCATTAGAATCGTCTCTTGGAACAACATTAACAAATGTTCCTACAACGCAAGCCCCAATCGCTGCAAGCGACCTTGCTGCGATAGAAGCCTCGATGGGGCCAACGGCAGGTATGCAACTTCCGAGAGTGCCAGGCCTGCAAGGTGCGCGACTAGAAGATATTTTCTCAGGGTTTGGT